TAGCTTTTTAAAGTATGGGTCTGTCGTTTCGTGCTCCGATATGGCCCTGTCGTTCTCATCGAGCTGATATATATAACCACTGCCGAGCCGGTATGGCGTGGCAGACAAGCCCAGCACGCGCAGTTGCGGGTTCTTTGCGCGTAGATCATCAATGATGAATTTAATCGTGGGTGTTGTGCCGTGGGCTTCATCAACAATAACAGCGGCAAAGTTCTTAAACCGTTCCAAGCTGTTTTTAACAGTGCCAGGCGTGCCAAATACAACATAGTGCTCTAAGCTCTTTTGCCCCGTCGAAGCGCTGTACAGGCTTGCCATTCCACCGGCGGCAATGTATTTACCGTGGTTCTGTTCGACCAACTCTTTGGACGGTGCCAAGCATAGCACCCGCTTATTACTGGTCTCGTGAATCCATTGCGCAAGCTCTGCGATGATGTGCGACTTTCCCGCACCCGTGGCCGCATCGATAACACAAGAGTCATAGCACTTAGAAAGAAAAGCCTTCGCGGCATCCACCGCATTCTGTTGGTATGGTCTTAACATTTGTTGCCCCAGTTTTCGCCCGCCCGAATACGGCACGCATGCGGTTCACTTATTCTAAAATAGTATGCCAGCTCTGCCAGCGTGCATTTGTGCTGCAATCGACGGAACGAACGAAGCGCGCCGGGTGTCATTACGCGCGGATTGTTTCTCATCTAAGCAACCGCCGCCAGATACTGGTCGTGGAATGCTTTTAGCTTGGGCAGTGTCTTGTCTATGTATGGCTGACTAAAAAATACCATTTCAGTATTGAATTTAAACCGGTTCCATTGGATAAAATACGCTGTCGTGCGTTCGCTGCAAAACATTTCGTATTGAACCTGGGCATAGTAGTGGGGCATGTGTGCCAAGCTTTTAAATTCCGGTTCGGGCTTTTCACGCAAACCAAACGGGCATTTAATTTCGGCAATAGCATCTGCGCCAATTAATCCATCGGGTGAAGCGCCAAGCCAACTGTATTCTGGGTGGACTATAAACCCGCACTCTTTAATAGTAATCCCTGTTTCAAGCTCAAAATCAAAGACTGCGTTTTCCTCGTTCCGGCTTCCGTATTCGGTGGCGACGTTGCCAGTAAACGTTGACTGACCTAGAATTGAGCGCATTGCATCTTTGGTGCTGGACCACGGATTAACGCCAAGGATAGCACCAATCTGGGAGCCAGTAACCCGGCCTTTGCGCGCGTCAAACCATTCTTGTGAAAGCTGTTCCATTGTTTTTACCTCGAAAAAAAAGGCCCCGGAGGGCCGTATTATCAGAATGGTATATCTTCGGCAGCTACTGGTGCAGCGGGTGCGGACTGGGCAGAGTTGACCGGCGATACTGCCATGACCCAGTTGCCTGATTTGTCGTCAATTTCCCATAGGCCGAGCTTTATGGCCATGGGCTTATTGGATAGCGCCGAGCTGAGCTGGCTATCACCCGGTTCGGTGCCATTGCGCATTAAGTCGCCGCCGGCGTTTGCATCGATAGCTGCGAGCATCTTTAAGTGACGGTCACGCTTTGCTTTGTCTTGCTCTTTAACGCGTATCTTGTGGAATATTTTTCGGCCTTTGTATTCGCCGTCGAGCACTACCCAGCGGGCTGATACAAACGAGTCGCCCTGATATTCGTCCCATTTAATCTCGTCAATTGCCGCGACTACCTGAGTGTTTGCGGGAATAGGCTTGATCTGTACATTGCTGTCAAATGAAGTTGAAGCTGCTGCTGTTTTGCCGTCTGAAAGATCGAAGAATGACATAATTATATTCCTGTTTTGTTATAAGTGGCTAAAGCCGGGATGTATTGTGCTAATGGGTTTTCGTTTTTCGGTACAAATATATTGTCGGTGATACCATATCGGTTCTTGCTTACATTAGACGCGGTGGCATAGGTTACTAGCAGCCGTGAGCCGTCTGACGTTGCCTTTTTCTTGTCGCCGTCGCCGCTTGTGTAGGTCTGGAGCTTAAGAAAGCCAACCATGTCTACGTCGTCTACATACGGCGCCACCGAGCGTTTGCCGAGGCGCAGATTGTAGCGGGTGTAGGGGTCCATGTCTGGCAGTTCGATTGTCTCGGTGTCGGCGTGGGCGATGTATACGATAGCGATGTTTTTGTCGGCATTGATTTTTGACATTAGTTTGCCAACCCGGTGGTGAAGAGTGGCTACTGCGCCAAGCCCTGCGCCATATCCGCCTAAAGCTTGGTTGATAGACTTAGGTTTCTTTGGGTCGCTGTCGATAACGTTTTGCATAAAGATGCGTTCAAGCGCCGTTACGCTGTCGATGATGATCGTTTTGTATTTGTGTTCTTCTTTATAGAGTGCCGTCATCTGTTCGATTAGCTGCTCAAGTGATGTTACCACCGGCAGAGCGTCTGGGCGTATATTAGCCGGTACACCCTGCAACCCATCTTCTGCGCGTATTACTATAGGGTTGGGGAATGTCGCCGCTAACGACGTTTTACCGAGCCCTGAGTCGCCGCAGATCGTAACGATCGGCATCCGGTCGGCTGGTTTCGTTGCTTGCTCTAATATTGACATTGGTTTTTCTCTCTTTCCTAATTGAGATTGCACTTTATAGTAATAATTTAAGACTTGCAACAACTTTTTTTGTATATATACTGCAATCACACACACGAACTATATAAGACAGGATAATACGAAATGACACTTAAACAGTTACAACAGCGGCTGAAGCCCTTGAACCTAAAATACGTGGCCAGGGCAACCGGCATAAGTTATTCAACTATATATAACCTGGCTAATGGCGGGCAGCGGGTTTCGTTTACGGTTGTTCAACAGTTAATAGAGTGGCTAGAGGAGCAGGCCAATGAATCAGTATGATTACATTAACGCAGGCTTTCGTATCTTCGGCCTCCACGGCGTGGACGCTAAAGGAAACTGTGAATGCGGCAACCCGCACTGCAAAGCCATTCTAAAGCATCCGCGCACCTCGGCTTGGCAGCATACGCCCAATTGGTCAGACGAGCAGCTAGACACGATGGAAATGATGGGCCAGTTTTCGACCGGCTTTGGCGTTCTAGTTGATGAGCATATCGTCATCGACATTGACCCACGCAACGGCGGCAGCGAAGCATATGCGAAGCTTTGCAAAGATCTTAACCTCGACTTTAAAGCCTTGTCTGGTTTTGTTGTGGCAACCGGTGGCGGTGGTTGGCATATTTATTTCAAGAAGCCTTTAGCTTTGGCGCTGGCAGGGCACCATGCCGATTATGAAGGCATCGACTTCAAGTCTAGCGGCTACGTTGTCGGGTGCGGATCGCTACATAAGAGCGGGTCACTGTACGAAGCCGAGAAAGGCCATCCAGACGACATTGCAGAAGCACCCGCCGAGTTGTTGGCATTGCTGGAAAAACCCGAGCATATACGCGCAGAGTTTCGCGGGCAGCAAGTGGATCTTTCAGCCGATGATCTGGGCGCCATGCTTCAATGTATCGACGCGAATTGCAGCTATGAACAATGGATAAAAATCGGTATGGCGCTACACCATGCAACCACGGGCACAGGCTGCGCGATTTGGGACACGTGGAGCGCAACCGGCGAAGATTACGCAGGCAGCGAAAAGATCGGGCAGCATTGGCATTCGTTTGGGAAATCCGCGTCACTAGTAACAGTCGGAACGCTGGTCCATTTCGCGGAGCAGGGCGGATACCAATCAACCGTTACTTTCGAGACTGAGCTGGTATATGACGAGCCATTGTCTGACGAAAATATCGACCTACTGCGCCCGCCAGGGTTTGTAGGAAAGCTGGTGGAATGGATTAACGGGCAGTGCCGGTTTCCACGGGAGCGTCTGGCAGTAGCAGCAGCGTTATCGGCAATGGGGAACATATCCGGGCTTAGATACGAAGATAAAGTGTATGGTGTCACGACGAACCAATTCATATTTTGCGTGGCAGGGTCGGCAACCGGGAAAGAAGCGATACAGCAGGCCCAGGCTGAGATACATAAAGCGGCAGGCATTGCACCCGCAACCCACGGCGCGATCAAATCCGAGCAGGAGATTATCCGCAACCTAATCGACCATCAGGCAGCGTGCTACATTATTGACGAGATGGGCCTAGTGCTGCAAAAGATAGACAATGCCAGAAAGCGTGGCGGTGCGGCATACTTGGAAGGAGTGATTGGCGCGCTAATGTCGGCATACTCAAAAGCCAATTCGTTTATGCCATTGGGCGGCGATGTTCGCAAAGAGATTAAAATGCAATTGGCCAAAGAGTTGGGGCAGCTAAAGAAGCGCCAGGCTGATGGGGCTGATGTTGAAGCGGATATTGCATCGATTGAGCGGCAGCTGTCGACGCTTGACAGCGGCCTGGAGCGTCCTTTTCTTTCATTAATAGGGTACACAACGCCAGTCACGTTTAACGGCCTGGTGGACTATGAGCAGTCAGCAAACGGGTTCTTTGGTCGGTCTTTGATAATCCAAGAGAAAGAAACAAACCCAAAAGCAAAGAAACGGTTTAAGACTCTGCCAATGGATATGACCATGAGCATGACGCTGGCTAGTATCTACAATGGCGGCTCGGTTGCAGCGACTGGAAAGCAGCGGGTTGAGCATCTATCCGACAGGGTGGAAATACCAACAGAGGCGGCGGCATTGGACTTACTGGACACTATAGAGGACGAATTCCATGCAATGGCCGAGAAATCCAAAGAGGCGACATTGGAGGCCATCCCACGGCGGGCTTTCGAGCTGGTTTTGAAAGTCAGCCTAGTATTAGCCATTGATGACGGGTTTCGCTCGGTAGAACACGTTCGGTGGGCTTATGCGTTCGTAAAAGCGGATATTCAAGCCAAAGTAAACCTGGCAGCTGGCAACATGGCGGCAGATGATCGGCGGCACGATGAAGCGTTACATCGAAAGATATTGAACATCTTGGACCATGACGGGCTTGGTGAATCTATCGGCGTTATTGCAAACCGATGCAGACCGGCTAAGAAACAGGATGTTCTAACATCGCTTGAAATATTGATCGAGAAAGGTTTCGTGAAAAACGAGCAAATCACTGCTTCAAATAATAAAATCACTGAAAAGTATTTCT